GATGTTGTTCCTGATAAATTATTTTCTGCAATAGAATAATTATTTCCAGAATTGTTTAAAGTGGTTGGTGATTGGAAAATGCTATTAATAAAGACAATTCCATTTCCACCACTAGTACCTAACCCAACAGTATTAATTCCCTGTGAAGTTAGAATAAAAGTTTGACCTATTCCTGTAAATTGATCAGAAATATCATCATATATTTGATTTGAAGTGTAATCTTGTCTTAAAAATACTCTACCTGTAAATGTTGCTCTTTCTCTTGGAAGAGCATTTTCATCAGGGCCTACTAAATCTAGTTGGTTTCCTCTTGGTGGTTGTGTAAAATAAATTTTATTTCCAGAAATATTATAAGATCCTCTATAAACTCTAGTATTTGTGCTATCTGTATGTACTCCCACAGAAGATCCTACGAATCCTCTAGTAACTTCCACTAAAGGAACATTTCCAGTAAAAGTAATTGGACCTATATTTGTAGTTCCTAAACCGACATTTTCAACTCTTACATATTCATCATCTATTTTCAATAAATCTGTGGGATTAATTGAACTAATTCCACTTAGTGCAAAAATTGTTGATGCAGTTCCAATTTGACCACCATTACCTAATAAAGTATGACTTACATAAGAATAAGAAATTGGGTACTGAGCAAGATTATTGATTGTAATTAAAGATTTTTCATTTTTCTTAAACATCTCTAATTCATGAGCATTACCCAGACCCACAGAAGTAAATGTTACTCCAATTCCTTGTTCCGCATATTCTTTTTTAGTAGCAATTCTAATGGTATCTTTGGTTTCTCTGATTGCATAAATTACTTCAGGTAATACTGTAGTAACTACTCCAACATAATTTTCAGTAGCACCAATTCCTATTGCAGATGTTCCGATACCAATAAAAGTTGATTTTGGTCTATAAATTAATTGTTCACCAGTGTTAAAAAAGTGATTGGGGATGGTACATATACCAGTTGCAAAATTTAGAGAATTTGATGGATCAAATATCTTCATGAATATTGGGTTTCCATTGTAATTAGTCTCAAAATCTAATTTATTAATTAGTGGTGAATTGACTCCAAAATATTGTGCTATTTTTACAGATTGTGTAATTGGAGAATACACTAAATCTGGTGGGATATTAACAACATCTAAGTCTCTGTAAAAACACTCATTAAACGATATTATTTCTATATTTCCAGAAATAGAAGCATCTGGATAAAAACTAAGTATAATATTATTAGAATCAACGCTTGCTTCAAAAGTTCCTATTCCACTTGTACTTCCAATTGATAGGAATGGATATTGTAAAGTATAAACATCATTTCCATCATACATTGTCATTATTTGATGTAATGCACTAGTTTCACCTAATGCAACCCTTATTGTTGATTTAACTGATGTAAATAAAGACTTATCTAAAATAATTACACTTGTAGAACCAGAAGAAACATTATTGAAATTGGATTCAAAAACTACTGTTCTTTCATTTGTGTTTGTTTGCCCTGGAAGTTTAAATCTATAAAAGTCTCCTCCCAATGCAGTAGTTCCAAATCCTACTGTTTTAGTCCTTACGATTATATTTTCAGATTCTGTATTTGTGTAATTTAATGATAATAATCCTCCAGATAGTGACGCTCCAAATGATCCTATAGAACCATAACTCTCACCTTCTTCATTATTGAAATAATATTCTGTAATGTAGGTATCTGAACCATCATGAGATACATAAATTTCAACATAGTTCATAAGAGAACTATCATTATTCAAAACATGAATATTTGAATAAATTGATGAATATTTTGCAGAATCCAACTGAATAATAGATGTTGTTACGCCACTAGAAACAATTCTATTTTGAGATATTAAGTCAATGCAATTTAAACTTAATGTTGATCCAATTCCTGATTTACTTGTAAAGGTATCTTGCAATACTTTAATATCAAAACTAGAATTAAAAGGATCTTCTGGTTCAAATCTCAGATAGAAAATGCCATCTTCGTCTACATGTCCTGCAATATTTGCAAGTAAAGAATTAGAGTCAAAAGTTGTTGATCCATAACTTATAGTTCCAGTGGTTATTTCTCCCTTGTATAGGGTAAAAATATCTTGATCATCATTAATTGTAACTACTTCGCTAAACTGAGTTTCATTATTTAAAGTATTTTTTACCTGTACTAAAAATTTATTATATTGATTTGAACTTACTATTGGTAAAATATTAGACACATTTGTTCTTTCATCATCATAGCTAGAAAATTCAGAACTAATATCATCAATTTTTAATACTTGATTTGTTTTGCACAATACATAATCGGATAAACGAACATTATCAAATTTAATAAATTTAGATCTATCATTTACAGTATCTACATCAACTACAAGGTCAAAATTATTAATAGTATCAACTCTATTATCCTCAATAAACATACTAATGAGTGATACAGTTGATTCTGTAGTTCCTATTCCAGATTGGACATTTTGTTTTAATTCAGTATCTGAGAAGTTTTTAGTACCACTAGTATGTAATAAATTATTTACAGGTGTTACTATTTCTTCCCAAGTTTTAGTACTTTTTACTGTATAAGAAAGATTTTGATAATAATCATTATCTGGTATTACTTGAGAATCATCATTTAATTTTCCAGTTTGGTCACTCCATCCAAAATTTTGAAGATTGAAATAATCAATATTGTAAATTCCTTCAGTGGTCTTAACTACATCAACAGTCGCTTCACTAAATGATTGTAGTCCTCTTATTCTCTCATTTGATGAAAGTGTGTAACTTCCTGTTACTCTTATTATATTTTCATCACAATTTGTAACAATTAAGTCTCTAGTTATAAATCCTAATCCATTATCAGATGATAAAGTTTCACCTACTAAAAATGGTAAAAACTTTTGAGTAACTTCAAATTCAGGATAATTTTTATAGTTTGTAATAGATGCATAGGATTCCTGAATAGTTTTTGCAATTCCAGGATTAGTTGTTAAACCAGAAACACTAAATTCCAACTTATCAGGATTTAATGCGAAGTAGTTTGTTACTGTAAAGAATCTATAACCATAATCTGAAGAATTAAATCCATCCCCAGAAGAATTTGTTTTTTCAATTCCTTCTACAAATATTCTATCTCCAACTGCAAAGGGAGATGATGTAAATCCTGCAATAGGTGTAGTTAAAATACACGTAACTATACCAGAAGAAGATGACTCTACTCTACTTATTGATATTGAGTTAGAATTATTAATCGCTCTAATTGTTGCTGGTTTAATTGGAAGACCCTTAGGTTCTACTTCAATTTTTACTTCACCAATTGAAGATCCAGTTAAATTTGCCTTTAATAATCCAGATTGAATTAATTCTCCAGTATCAGAATCTACTAATACTAAATCTGGTTCAGAAGTATAATCTTGTCCACCATTTAAAATAGTTATACTTTCAATTGTATTTGAAGATGAAATATAAACTGATTGTGGGATGGTTGCAGTTGGTCTCAGAGTTTTATCTGAAGCATACTCAAATCCTTCATTTATAATTCTGCTTTGTGTAATTTTTCCAATGCTTTTCGAAGATGGAATAATAAACCCACCTGCACCATTTTTGGAATTAGATCCAGTAAAACGAGGAAGTGACTTATATCCATATCCACCAGAAATAAGGTTTACTTTACTAATACCACCTGCTGCAGAATTGGAAATTGTAGAATATTTTATAGTATCACAGTCATCTTTTTGATAAGAAAGTTTTTCTGGTGTTTTCTTTAAAGAAATTGTAAAAGATGTATTTGCTACACCAATAACATCATAAATTCCATTATATTCACTATCAACAAATAATATCTCAGAATAATTAACAACATCCGAATCTGCTGTACTAATATATCCAGATTTTTCTAAACTATAATAAAGTTTTTCTGGAACAGAGTTTGTATAGTCAAAAGTTATAGAAGAATTTGTAAATCCAGCAGTGCCAATTCCTAAAATTGAAAGTGATTCTGTAGTTGCAACAGAAACAAATTCTTTACTAAAATCTTGATCATAGTAAATTTTTAATTTGTATCCTAGTAAAGAAGAATCAGATAAGTCAAATACAAGATTATTATTTTTAATGACTTGAATTTGTGGATTGACTAAACTAATACTTTGTGTTCCAATACCAGTACTTAATATATCAACAGAAGTTGGTGGATTTAAAACAGAATCTAAGTAAGTTTCACATAATTTTATATTATTATCATCTATTCTATAAACATAATATTTTCCCGTTGATATTCCTGTTGGTATAGAGTTTGCTTCATATAAAACTTTATCTCCGGTTTTAAGTCCGTGAGAATTTATCTGAATTTGATTAGTTACTGTATTAATTCCAGAGGAGTTAAAACCAATTGGGTTAATAATTAAACTATTTGTTAAAGAATTAAGTTTAACCTTAATTGATGTTGATGTCCCAATCCCAACAGATAAGTCTGGTTTTAGAACTAAAGATACTTTATCACCAATTGATAAATTATGAGATGTAGATACAGAAACTATGGAATTTATTTTATTCACATCAGCATTAACTTGACTGAAATTAGATTCAATTGAATATTGATAGTTGTTATTTGCAGAAGACCAACTAATATTTCTAAAGAATAATCCTCCAGTATTTGTTGTTAATCCAACATTAGTTACTATACCAATGTAATCCTTAGACTTATTGATTACATATAATGTTTGAAAATTTCCACCTAAAATATTAAAAGAACTACTTGTAGGGGTATTTGAAACTGCGATAGGATCAGCACCACTAGGTTTTCTAAAAATTACTTCCTGACCTGTATTAAATGGATGATTTGGTACAAAAATACTTTGAGTTGGAATAAAAGTATTATATGTTGTAATTCCAATATTATAATTTACATTTATACCCGTTCCAGTTGTTGTTCCAATTCCAACAGATTTTGTTGGATTATAGTAAACTTTATCATTTACCTTTGACTCAAAGTACTCTGTAGACTTATTTACAGTAAACGAGTTTGGAAGGAAATATACAGGTGTTGTTTGTGTATGTATTCCTCCACTAGTATTTCTACTTGCTCTTACAACACCAAAGTTATTGTAGATATTAAGAACTGAGAAAATTTCATTATCAATTTTAAAACTACTTCCAATAGAAATATTTCCTGGAATAGATGTCAGGTAAATATCTGTAACTATTCCTGTAGAAGCATATGCAGGTATTTCTTTATCTAATATTGTAGAATAAGTTGTTAATCCTACCTTGTAAGAACCATTTAAATTGGATACCTGAGTAGATAGTCCAGATATATTAATATTGTCATTGTTTAAAAATTCATGATATGGTAAAACATTGACATTAATAGTATTTTCATCTACCCAAGTAATCAAAGAATCATTAAAAGATTGAATGGTTGTGTTAATTTGATTGATTTGTTTTCCTGTTATTTCTGAAACTTTTGCAAATATTCCACCACCTTCACCACTATCATCAAAATTAATTTCATCACCTACTTTATAGTCTGTTCCAGAACTTACTATTTCTAAATCAGAAACGCTTCCTAAAGAAACTGATTCAATTAAAGTTTTTTGCTCAATGATTTCATTTGATTCTACAATAAAATCATTATCAGCGTATTCTTCGTTTACTTTATATGGAAAAGTATTTCTAATTAAAGATGACCCATTAAAGTCAAAAGTTTGATCTAATTCTATATTTTCTTCAATATATGGAGATCTATATTCATTTCCAATAAAGTACGGAAACTTTCCGACGACATCTCCGTTAACATTATTTTGAACAGTTGCAAAGTATGCATATATTCCTTCTGGAAATTCTGGAGTTTTGCAAAATCTTCCATTATATTGATCTAAGTCACCACTATTTGTAAACTTGTAATCCTCAACAAAATATCCAAGTGGAAAACTTTCGGTAGATGGTCTATTTTCAATATCAGTTATTGAATAACCCGGCTCTAATTTTTTAACTAATCTAGTATCATTGGGATCAGAATATCCATACGATCCATAAATTGGATTTCCATCATAAGACCAACCAATGATATTAGAGTGAATTGTATTTCCTCCATTATCTTTAATATTATTTTTCAATCTTTCAGAATATCCAATAACTGCATACTCTAGATTATTTTCTGTTTCAATTAGTACTTCTGTAGCAGGATCTCTGTAGTTTGCTTTTTGTATTCCATACTTATATGAATTATTGAGAGTCAATGATCTAACACTAGACTCAAATACTGCATTTTTTCCTGCCGATACAGCAAGAATTATAGTATCTGTACTGCTATATCCAGCACCAGGATTTACAACAATAACATCTACAATTTTATTATTTGAAACTACGGGTCTTAGATTTGCTCCTACACCACTACCCAACACTACTAAGTCTGGTGTAGAGTAATAATCTTGTCCACCATACAGAACTGTAACATCAGCAATTCTACCATTCTGAATTAATGGTTTGAATTGCGATTCTTTCCCATTCTTTACAATGATTTGAGGTCTTTGGTGAGTATTTAAAATGAGAGATCCATAGTTAGATCCTTTCTCATAAACATAGAGTTGATCTATTTTTCCTCTAATTATTGGAGTTGCTACAATAGAACCTCTGACTTGTGTACTTCCTAGTCCTACCGAAGTGTATTCTACGGACAAAGAAATATTGGGATAACTAAAAATTTGATATCCAGATCCACTCGTCGAAAACTTTACGTAATTTTTTCTTTGATAATTTGATAAAATGTTACCACCAATACCAGCATCACAAAGTCTGAATTTATTTGAATCTACTTTTAATATTTGATATTTGTTTAAAGTAGATAGACCTACTATTTCTGTAGTTTCATAACTATAAGTTATTATTTCTCCATCAGAAAATCCATGATTTTCAAATTGTATGGTGTGATCATAAGTAGATATTCCAACTGGTTTTACTCTAAGTTTTCTATTGGTGTATGTACCACCTTTTATAATTTTTATTTCACTTAGTTTATTTTTTACCTCAGTTTTAAACTTTTGAATTCCAATGTTTCCTATTGTGGTAAATCCAACAGTGTTAATTCCTGCAGAATAATCTGAAAGACTCTGATAAAGTTCAATAGTCCTATCATTGATTACTTTTGAATAATACGTTGCACCATTTACTAATGTTTTAGATTGATCTAAATCGGAACCACCAAATGTTCCAATACCAATCGAACTGAAGTTATTATTATTGTAAACAATTGCTTGTCCGTCAGTAAGGTTATGACTTTTCGTAAATGCAATTCTTTCATTAATAGAATCTAAACCACCACCACTAGAAAGTGGTCTAGCATCAAATTCAATTTCTCTAACATATTTTTCTATAACTGGTTGAAAACTTGCTCCAGACCCATTGCCACCAGTAAGTGCTACAGAAACTACAACATCTACATCAAAGTCTTGAGGATCTACATATATTTTTTCAACAGAACCAGTTATCACTGGTTGCACAAGGGCATTTCCTGTAGATAAATTTAATAGTGGAAGATTTATAACATCATATCCATTTCCTCCGTTTAAAACATCAACTTTTTCTAAAGGCCCATAATAAATTTTATCCTGAGTTTTATAACTGTATATTTCAACACCATTTTTTAATAAACCAATTCCTCCAGGAACCGTTTCATGTTTTTTATTATCACCTAAAGTTTGATTTAATTTAAATTTTTTAAGAAGTTTTTGGGGAGAAATTAATTTAGATTTCTGTGAGTATAGTACAAACTTATGAGTGCCTGTTACTATACCATTTGACAATTCTCCAAAGGAAACATAATCATCAGATCCAACAGTACTATTACTTAAATATAATCTAATTCTTGTGTTATTAATATTAAGATTAGAATTTTTTAATACCTCAACATAGTAAGAACCTTCTGTCAATCCTTGTATAGGTGTACTTCCATCAGTATAATAATATACTCTATCTCCTGTTATAAAAGAAACAAAATTATTAGTTCCAAATTCAATTATAGTATAACTTTCATTTTCATTTTTTCCTGATAGACTATTTACAGTATACTCAAAAATATTTGCTTCTATTGGATATGATGGAAGAGAATTAGATGCCACATACAAATTCTCATTATTTTCATCATAAACATTTTGAACATCAGAAGTTATTTTATTATTTCCAAATTGTATAGGTGATGTTGTTGAAGATGACTTTTTAACCTTCCTTCTAATGTCATATTTAACAGTCGAACTTAATCCCGAAGTACTTACATTAACTGTTATTTGATTATTAGAAACTGATGTAACTGTTACATCATTAAATCCAGTAATTACAGTTTCAGCATTCCTTTGTAAAATCTCTATTTTATCGCCTATTGCTAAACTTGTAGCATCTACAAGAGATTTTGTAGTAATATTATTTCCTGTAAAAGAATCTACTTGATATCTAGAACTAGTATTATAAATCCAAGTATTTGCAAAAATTTTGTTCGGTTCTGATCCTTTTGATATAATTTTTCCTAGATTTTGTGGATATAGTTCTTCACCCTCTAAAAAGTTATATGAGTCTGAATCAATAACTACGTTTGACAAGACGCCAGTTATAACAAATTCTACTTTTTTACTTTCATCACCATCTTCATATCCATAGTAAGTATCATTAGATATGACTGTAGAAGTTTTTTTAATATTGATTGGGTTGTTAGAGTTTATATAACAACCTAAAAACTGGTTAACAGTTTTTTCACTATAAAATATTTCAGTATTATTATAAAAAATACTTCCAGATTCTGAAAATCCAATTGTAGAATCAACAGTAATTACTGTTTTATTACTAGTTAGTGTAACATCTTCTACTATCTTAGTATTTGGAGTTATAGAAAAAGTTCCAGTAATGTTTGGATAAGTATCATCATATCCAACAAAAAAATTAAGTTTATAATAAGTTTTTCCTTTTCTAGTAATAGTTTCTACTTCAGAAACTGATGCAGTAGTATTTTTTTCATCGGTAGATTTTTTAATTGTTTGTCCCGCTAATTTGGTGGGATTACCAGAAATTACATCAATTACTGCAACTTCTCTTCTTATGAATCTAGAATCGGATGGTTTAATTAAAAATTGCTCTAAATCTACTACAGTTGGTTTTTCTCCAAATAAAACATTAAATAAAATTCTAAAAGACTCTTCTGTTCCTTTTGATTCATAAAGAGTTCTTGCTTCTTTTATAAAATTTCCAACGTTTAAATTTTCAGTAAAATCTACTCCTTCTAGACCTGGAGTTAGACTAAACTTTATTTTTTTATAAAATTCTTGTAAAAATAATGAACTAAGATTTTCAATTTTTGTGTCTTTACTGTGAGGTGCTGCTGAAGATTTCGTAAAAACTAATTCTTCGTACTGAAGATCTTTATGGTAATTAGTAATTCCACTAAATCCTCTAATACATCCAGTAAAAGAAGTTTCAGTCGATCCTGTGTAAGTTATTATTTCATTATCAATTTTTAATAAACCATACTGTGGTGGAAATCCTTTAGTACTTTCTACTTCTATTGTAGAACTTGTACTTGTGATAGTGCTACCAAGAGTTACACTACCTATTATAACTTCAGGAATAAGACTATCAAGATTTATGTACTGATCCAGATTTTCAACAATATCTGTTGGGCCGCCCTGATATTCTTGAGAAATATAGTACTGCTTTAAAAATTCAGATGCTTTTGGATTTTCATCTAAAACAAATTCTGGTAATTGACTGTCAATTATTTGTTGTACTTTTATTCTCGACTCGAAACCATTTTGTACCATATTATGACCTCGTTAAACTCCCATTTGAATAACTTGAGCGATAAGAATTTTTAGCAAAAACAACACCAGAAATATCTTCACCAGATGTAATAGTATCCTTTATCATATTTATTTGACTTTTTGAGACATCAAAAGAAACATAAAGATCTTTTAATCCAATAACATCATTTGATTCTGGATATGCTTGTATCTCAATAATGTCATTTTTTAGAATGGTTGATGTAATAGTAAGAGTATTGATTAGTATTTCACCTGCTTCATAATTAACTACACCAGCAGACTGCACAACAATAAATGGTTCTAAAGAATTATTAGATTGTGTTTCTGAAGAAACTTCTGTTGCTGGTTTTACAATTGCAATTACTCCTGTTTTTCCATCTGAATTTGGCACATCACTAAAGTAAACAGTATCCGATTCTCCTAAAATTTTAAATCCAGTTGACTTGATATTATATCCATATTGATTCACATGGAATTGATTACCAAAACAAATTTCATATTGTGCTTGCTGATTTATAAGTGCTTTTAAATCTCTTCTTATTCTTACTTTCGTGATATTTGATGTAATTGCAGTATCAGTATTGTCTATAACTTGTAAAAGTTTACTATATTTAAATCTTCCTCCAAATTTATTTAAGTCAACAGATTCTGAATATTTTGTGAGTGATGTATTTACTTTTGTCTTTAGATCAGAAACACTTGCAACTAAATTATCATTATAGTAGATATAAGATTCAATCTCTACATAAAGTATTTTAAGATCTATAATTTTTGCATTTATTCCAGATACGGTGTATTGTTTTAATTTTGAAAGTATATTATCTTTATCAAAATCAGAAACAAAGGTGCCATTTTTTGGTTTAATGCTGATTAAAACAGTACCAAATTGTGGAGGTGTTAACTCTTCACCACCAATTACAGATATAGATTCTGCATTTCCATATATCTTAGATTTAATAATAGTTTCATAATCATTTGCAGTTACTGCCCTATATTGTGATGAATATAATCTAGGAGCAAAATAACGAATAGAATCTATAGTTTCAATGTCTGAACCATTTTGAGATCTTTGATTTGTAGTAACTGCAATTGTATTCTGTGGAATTACATTCCTATCATCAGAATCTCTTAAAGATCCTGCAAAAGTAAATGTTTCTACACCATTTCCATCTTTTCCGCTTGTTATAATATAGTTTGCAGTAATTATTGCCCCATTTTCTAATTTTTGACCAAAGAATCCATCTCCAAAAAGAAGTTGATATTTTTCATCTTGAACTTCTTGAATTAAGAATATTTGGGAATTTGAATTAATTTGAAATATATTATCAACCAATGAATATTTTATTCCCAGTCCAGTGTCACTTGATCCTTTTACATAAACTCTAATTGTTGATGTATCAATAAAAGAATTATTGAGAATAAATTTTTGATCTAAAGATGCATTTACAGTAAATTTTTTGTTAAGAAATGTACCTTCTTTAATTTTAATATTAGTAAATGATGCTACTCCATTTACAACAGGGACTGTGATATTTTCTGGAGCAGAAAAGACATAAGATGATCCTCTTACAGATCCTGTGCAGACAAGTCCTGCCTGCAAGGTGAGTGTAGGAGTATAAACGGGTGTATTATCTTGTAAGTAACTACTTGGAGGTACATTCACCGTGAACGATACAGTTGCCTCTGCAGCATTTCTTGAGTATGGTACGTATCCTATGTTTCTTGCAAGGGATACAACATTTTCTCTTACGGTTGCTGAGTCTAAAAAAGACTCATTTATAACCATGTTAGAGTTAAACGCCGTAATATAGGTGTTATATGCTAGAGTATCAATTAAAACAGAAAAGTTCGATCCTTCAAAATCAAAATCCGTAAATGTAGAGTTAGCACGGAGATAATCTTTGATCGAAGTCTTTATTTGATCGAAATCTAGATTCGTAAATTTAGTAAAAGGCATTTTATCTTGTTGCCTCTAATATGAATGAAAACTGCTGTACTGGAAGTTCTTGACCAATAATTTCAAATGTGATTGTCACTTCAAATTCATTTAGATCTGGTATAGGATCAACTTGAACAATTACGTTTGCAACTCTTTGTTCATAGTTATTAATCACTTCAATAATTTGATCTTGAATTGTTGAAGCAGTTGCATAATCAACAAAATCAAACAAACTGCTTCTTACATTTGATCCAAGAGTGGGGTTAAAAAACCTTTCAGTTGGAATTGTTTCAACTAAATTACGAACTGAGCGAATAATTGCCCTTTCATTTGTTAAAACAGACAGATCTTTAGTCACCGGATGTGGGTCAAAAGATAAACTAATATCTTTGAAAGATCTGGATATCCTGGTGACTGCCATTTTGAGATAAATTCTTTACTTATTTATGACGATTTCCAAGATGTTCCATATGTTGGTTCAGTTCCGTAGTCCCAATCATCATAATCTTCATCATTACGAATTTTTTCATGCAATTCTTGTTGTTTTTTTAAGTCATGACGAGGTGCAAGGTCATGCATAACTTCTTGAATTACTCTTTTTTGTGGTTGAGATTGATAATCAGTTGCAAGATGGGTGGTTCCCCACATCTCTTTCATGTATTCCCAATCTCTATCAACTGGTAAATTAGACATTTTAGCTCCTGTTTTAATGAATAAAACAGAACTTTTATAAAGGAGGTTGCTATCTCCTTATATCTATTTAACGATCTATCTCACGGATGGAATATGAGTCTGAATTGAGGTATTTTAGGATCTCAATGGCAATTAATTTGGGATTTCCTTCTCCACAAGTATAAACATCAACTGCTAAACACCCATTTTCTGGCCATGTATGACACGAAACATGACTTTCTGCTAATGCTATAACAACTGTACATCCCTGAGGAAGAAAACAATGTGAAAATGTGTTCAAAATCGTCATTTTTGCACGATTTATTCCCTTAATCATAGCATTTTGAAGCGATTCTACATCATTAATCGCTTCAAAATCAACATTGTACACCTCTAAGAGCAGGTGTTTACCCATTGAGTATTGTTCCAATTCAGTTTTACACAAAAAAAATATTTATTTTACCCAAAATCCCAGACGTTCGTAACTTTTATCTTCAATGAAACGATATCCTTCACTATTTTTTTCTATTTTTTCTCCCCATACTGGTATTGCGACTGTATTTTGATATCTAAAATTTGGATTTCTTCTAAATTGAACTTCAATTAAATGACTTCCAATGAATTCACAATTAATCCATTCATATTTTTTGTTTAAATTTTTCAAAATTTCAGGAAAATCTATTTTTCTTTCAATTTTTTCCCATTTTTCCCATTGATGAATGGGATCATCTTCATTTTTTGTACCTAAAATTGTTAAATCTTGCTGTTCCCAATGAAAATCAACACTTAAATGTTCACCTTCGAAGATTTCACACCAAAATTCTGATGGATGTATATCATCTGTTCTTTTTTCAATCCATTCTTTACGAGCAAGACGGCTCATTCCAAACAAATTAAAAGATGGACGTACAATATAAAAGTCGGGTTTGGGAACTGTGGTTCCGGCAGGACCACAAGTATAACCTAAACGCCGACTTAGAAATAGTTTATTATAAACCCAGAGGTCTGATGGATGTATTTGATTCCATTCATCATCACACTCTAAGTAATACATTATCCTTTACCTTGACCTCTATACTTTTTACGTGCTCCATTGCGAGAAGACGCAGCATATTTAGTTCCTCCTCCCATTCCTTGACGAGACTTCTTAGGAGGCCCTGGAATATAAGAACCATTCTTACTCAATCCACCTTTTGCTTTTGTTGCCATAATTGATTCTCCATTAAAATTTCAGTTTCAAGATCTTCAGGTCTTGGAGAACCTGTCTGATAAAAATCTATCGACAAGTCCTCCATAATATTGAAATATTCTTCCTCAGTAAGACCAGTATATATTCTACGACCCTTACAAAGGATATTGTAAGATTCTGCCATTGTATCAGATCACTCTTGTTTTTTCGTGTCCAACGCGAATGCGAGGATCACACCAGATTTCAAAACCTGCTTCTTTTGCATCGAGGCAGAATGATACATCTTCTCCACACATGTCTTGAACTTGTCCAGATTCAAAGACTTGCATCTTTGGAGCAAACCAAGGATACTTGATTTCTGGATGTTCAAATACTCCATTCTTAATCAGAAGCCATCCAAACCCTGCATAGTCAACTGTAAATGGTTTACGACGCTTTGAGATACTCTCAACGGTTTCGTGATTCATCACACCACCATTACCTCTAAAGTCATCCTCATCCAACCAGTGTGCCACTGAGGTTGTATGACCATCTTCTGTTGCATACCATCCAGAAGCGATGTCCTTATCCATCAGAACAAGTTGCCAGAATTTTTCTGTATTGAAAACAATATCAGAGTCAATCCAAAGTTGCCAATCATAATTGAGTTTGCCATCCCAGGGAATCTGATCAGGCCCACGCAGTACATTCGCACCTAAACATTTGCATCTTGCAAAGTTTACCATGGATGAATAGTCCTGCGAGATCTGGATGCTTGCTCCCGATTGTACAATATCAAAACACAGTTGTACAAAGTTTTTTAGATAGGTATATGAGACTCCTCTTCCAGGAAGACAAAAGACAATGGATTTTCCCTTCACCATTTCTCTTGCTAAATTATAGTCCCATTCTTGTGTAGTCTGTGAGGCAACTGGTGCCTTTGCTTTTACGGTAAAACCCTTGGCCATTTTTCAATACTAATGTACATTCATATCATACAATATTATCTATAAGAAGTCAATCCGCCTCAGTTAAAATTACTTCACCCCCATCGATTGTAAACTTGATTTTTGTATCCTCATACCATGAGAGTTCATTCATAATTTGCTCTGGGATTGTGATGTAATAGTCTCCACTAATTGGATCAACCTCTATGGATTCAAAAATATCTCCGGAATTTTTTTTCATTTTTTGTGAAACCTTTTTTCGTTTTTATATATGGGCGAATTTTTTTATTTTTGAGTCTTATATAAAGATCGCTTGGGTAACACTTTGTAGGTTAGGGTAGTGTTGCGTTTTTATATCGCACCCCATGGGCACCGCAACCGCGCCACCCTAACTGTCAAACACGAACGAACATAGGGCGGCAGAGTATAAAGAACTGCCGCCCACGAACGTATAAATTAAGCGCCCAATTCTCCCAGACGAAGTGCTATCTTATGGCACGCAATCCGCCGCCCGTTCAGTGTGAACGTGTGGCGACGATTGCCGTTCTTGGTAACTTTAACCGTGCAACCTAGCACTATGTCGTGGGGAGGATTGCCCTCACCAGCATAACCCTGGCAGTGCAATTCTGCCTCTCCGATCATACCGTCGCCGTGCAATCCTCCACGGTTAATAGAGTCGATTGCGAACTGTTCAACGTCACGGATACGTTGGAAGTTCTCGTTAAATGTAGAAAGCATGGGTCGAAAGTGTGGTGAAAAGTGTCAGAAAAGAACGCGAACTTTAATCTGGTTTTTTGACTCTAACCCACCGTTAGAGTTTAAGATACCTACGCTGAGGCATTTGTTATACAAACCCATGTAGAGTTTGCCTACGCTAAGACCTAAGATCTCATCCCATTCTGCACACTTAGGGTTGAAATTAAAGTAAAAGAACTCAGAAAAGTGCAGCGGTGTGGTGATACGCATGATGAAAAGTGTGGTGAAAAGTGGAAAGAAAGGGGTGAGAATGTCACCCCTTAAGTGTAACTCAGCGATCGGATTTGCGAACCGTGATAAACGGTGCCCCGATGGATTCTTCACACTTACCTTGTGAGATTCCAGTCTCTTTGAGTAAGGTGATCTGTGCATTCAACGCTTTATCAGTTACCTTGACTGAGCGTTTGCCTTTGTTCAGTGTGACCGAACCCCAGCAGGTTTTAACCGTCTGAGGTTCTTCAATCAGCGCAATCATCTGCGCTTTGAGAGAATCAACGCGCTGTTTAGCAGCGTCCGCGTCTTCCATTGCCTGCAAAAGTGCGGGCAAAAGTGTTTCAATCTGACCGACAATAAGTGTCATGGGTCTTGAAAAGTAAGGGACAAAAGTGAACCTAAACCGCAAACCTTAAGGTATGAAATACGGCGATAGGTGATCAGTGCACCCGCGCGACCCGACCCGCGCAGCGCCTCCGCGCTGCGCCCCATCGCCGTATTTGTTTTTCAAGGTTCGCCTGCTCACTGTAAGGGCAACGCCTGCAGGGGTCAAACGCAAACGGTATCGCCCTGATACCAAAAAACAGATCCGACTGATCAGCGATCCTAATGGGCAAACGCTTGACGGATCGGGCACTGGTGTGGTTGGGATCGCAGCAGCGTCAGGCAGTTTGTATAAAGAACTCAAACACCACTGATTTAATTTAACTCAAACAGTGCTAAGTGAATTTAACTCAAACAGTGTTGTCTTAATTTAACTCAAACACCACTGATTTAATTTAACTCAAACAGTGTTGTCTTAATTAAACTCAAACACCACTGATTTAATTTAACTCAAACAGTGCTAAGTGAATTTAACTCAAACAGTGTTGTCTTAATTAAACTCAAACAGTACTGAGTATAAAGAATAAGACAGGACTGAATGTAAAGAATAAACCACACCACTGACAATAAATTACATTCAATCCTGAGTTATTCTTTATAC